ATGGACATCAGCACGGCCACCGGCACGGATTCTGCCACCGTCGCTGACGCGCTCGCCAAGGCATACCAGGGCAACTTTAAGGCACTCCGATCATTAAGCCCAGAGATGTCAACGATGATTAAAGAAGGCGCAAGCCTCAACGAAATCATGGACGTGCTTGGTGGAACCTTTGGCGGGGCTACAGCAAAGAACGCTGAAACCGCAGCAGGGAAAATGGCAATTCTCAAGAACTCCATTGGCGAAACTAAAGAGTCAATTGGCGCTGCCCTGTTGCCTGTGCTTGAGGCCGTGCTTCCTGTGCTCAACCAATTTGCTGCATGGGCTCAAGACAACCCACAAGCATTCTTGGCGATCGCTGCCGCAATCGGTCTAGTCGCAGCTGCGATCGTTGCCACAAATATTGCCATGGCACTTAACCCATTCAGTCTCATTGCTGCAGGCGTTGCGCTACTCGTAACCGCATTAGTTGTCGCGTACAACAAGTTTGACTGGTTTAAGACTGGCGTCAACGCAATCATCAACGGCATACTCGGCGCGTTCGAGTCCGTGGTCAACGGCGCGATCATGATGGTAAACGGCATTATCCGCGCATATAACGCCATTCCAATTGCGCCAGACATCAACACCATTGCCCACGTCAACCTGCCCAGCATCGGTGGCAACTCGGCCACACAAGCCGCAAGTCGCATGAACCTACCGCGCATGGCCGAAGGTGGAATTGTTAGCTCCCCTACTCTTGCCCTAATCGGCGAGTCAGGCCCAGAAGCCGTAGTGCCGTTAGATCGCATGAATACTGGCGGGGGAGTGACCGTCAACGTCACAGGCGGACTCTCGACTAGCGCCGAGATCGGTCAAGCCGTGGTCAACGCTTTGCGCGCCTACTCACGGAGTGCAGGGCCGTTGGCTCTGAACATTGCCTGATGCCCGGCACAGCTGTTGTTGATTCAGGTAACTATGACCTGCAGATCGCCACGGGTTTTAACATTGACGCGTTTGTTCTTAATGACCCAATAGCAGGAATTTTGGCGGGTTACGTTACTAGCACCACTCGCACCAACCTAGTCACTAACCCAAGTTTTGAAACAAACACAACAGGTTGGGCAGTTTCTGGGGCTACTGGCACAATCACGCGCACTACAAGCCAATTTCTGTTTGGCGTAGCGTCAGGCGCACGTTCCTTTACATCAACTGGTACTGGCTACATTAATAACCCTTCAATTACAGGTCTTACAGTCGGCCAATCGTATACCGCTTCGGCTTATGTAAAATCAAGTACATCGCGGAATGCTCGAATTTTAATAAACTTCTACAACTCATCAGGCGGGTTTGTTAGTCAAGCTGCTGGCACAACTTCTGCGACCAGCACAACCCAATGGCAACGTCGAACCGTTACGGGAACTGTCCCAGCGACAGCCGACAGAGCAACTATTTTCTTGGATATAACCAACGGCGTAAACGGCGACACACATTATTGGGATGGCATTTTATTTGAACAAGCCGCATCAGCGCTCCCATATTTTGACGGCACATATGCTGACCCTTACACGGGTTACACCCTTACCGCGCAGGCTTGGAACGGTACAGCCAACGCTTCAACTAGCACCGCAACGTGGGGGCTTAACAGCAGTTATGTGAACAGCAACTATGTCTTAGATGGGACAACCGAATTTGTTAGCGTCCTAGATTCCATAACGACCGTCACCGTCAAACGAGGTAGACGCGACATTGGCGACACGTTCAGCGCTGGAACGATGACATTTACCATTCAAGACGTGGATGGGGTGTTCAACCCATTTGACGAAAACAGCCCGTACTACAACACGCCTGATTCACAGCCTGGTCTTGCACCTATGCGCGAAGTCAAACTTATTCGATACAGCTCTACGGATGTCCCAGAATTGCTGTATAGCGGTTACATCGTCAACTATGACTACAACTTTGCACTTGGCGGACTTGACACCGTAACCGTCTATTGCGCTGACCAGTTCTACCTACTTGCACAAACCTATTTAGATGAGTTCAACCCATCAGCCGAAACATCTGGTGAACGCATTGAAACCGTGCTTGATCTGCCAGAAGTTGACTTCCCAGCCTTAGCCCGTGACATTTCAACAGGAACAGTAAATCTTGGCCACGACGCTTCATACACCGTTTCTGCCGGCACAAACGTGCTCCAGTACATTGCCCAGATTAACGACACCGCCGAGTTCGGACGCCTGTTCATGTCCCGTGACGGGGTGCTCACATTCCAAGATCGCATTGGCTATACATTCACAAGCTCTATTGCAGACTTCCACGATGACGGCACCGAATACAAATACAACGGCGTAGGCATATCGTTTGAAGCTGACGCTGTAGTGAACCGTGTGGTAGTTACAGGTTTGGATGGTAAGACCGCAACCGCAACGGACGCAGGCTCAATTGCCACGTATTTTATTCAGACAAATAGCATCACCAACAGCTTGTTACACATTCAGGGAGAAATTGACACCGCAGCGTCTTACCTGCTGAACCCTGAACCCGAAGCCAGATACACAAGCGTAGAAACCAAATTCCTGATGCTCACAACAGCTCAAAAAGACACCCTTGCAACCCTAGAAATAGGCGACACCATCACCATAGAAAAGACATTCCCAAGCGGTGCCGGCACAAGCCAACTAGCGCAAGAACTGGCTATCGAGGGCATCGAGCATTACCTTGACTTTGCATCTGGCCATAGGGTGCTTTACTCAACCTCGCCAACAACAATCGTCTTTGAGCTAATTTTAAACAACGCCACATATGGCACACTTGACTCACTCAATGTCTTAGGATAGGAGAACTATGGCACTACCAGTCACATTCGTTTCAGGCGCAATCCTTGAGGCCGCGCAATTGAATTCCAATTTCGTTTCTACCTACGCAGATTATGTTTCTTTTACCCCTACCGTCAGCGGTTGGACTGCAGGAAACATGACATTTAATGCGGAGTATTGCGTAACGGGAGACATGGTTCATTACTTGGGTTGGATGAATTACGGTTCAACAACCACATTTGCGGCAACTGGCCTAAGCATAAATTTGCCTGTTGCATCGTCAAATTCTGGCGTTGACGTGGCTGGCGTAAGTGTTTGGCGTGATGCAAGTACTGCCGCAAGAGTTGCTGGAAGTTGTCAACTTTCTGGCGCGAGCGCATTAAAAATTTATTGGCATGACCCTGAAACAGCACCGCTTGCAGTACGTTTAGAAGAATGGTCTACTGTTAACACCTTGCCGTTTACCATTACAACCAGCGACACGATTTCATGGAACATTACTTACAGCAAGGCATAAACATGGAAAACCAACCAGTTATCCCATCAGAAGAAGTTGTTGAAGAAATACCTGTTGAATGGCAATGGGAGCGTCTGCGTCTAAGGCGTGACGGTTTGCTGAAAAAGTGTGACTATCGAATCGTTGCTGACGCACCGTGGGACATTCAGCCTTGGCTTGAATACCGTCAAGCATTGCGCGACCTACCGAAAACAGCAAAAGACCCAAAGAAAATCGTTTTCCCGACACCACCTGCATGACATGGCGGTTGAGATTGTGGTTGCTGTCATCGGTGGTTGCTTCCTTGTATTGGTGGCGCTCATTGGCAAGATCGGCAGCGACAACAAAAAAGACCACGGCAAAGTGCATCAAATCCTTGGCCGAATAGAAGAAAAGATAGACCATCATGTTGAAAATCACGGCTAAAGACAAAGCAATGTTTGCCAGTTACATGCGATCAGTAGTTGGCGCGCTGATTGCCGTTTACTCGACAGGGACAACAGACCCACGTGACTACGGCAAAGGTGCAATCGCTGCGATCATCCCACCATTGCTTCGCTGGGTAAACCCTAAAGACGCAGGCTTCGGGCGTGACAGTAGCCAAAGCTAAACCCGGCGTTGCAGGCGCTAGGGACTACATCGGCAACGCAGACGGCGCATCACCAGGCCCCCGTGCCGGCATGGATGAATGGATTAGGCAAGCAATAGCCGCATCTAATGGCGCGCTGTCGAACAACGGTTCGTGGGGTCGTCGTGACGTGAAGGGTAAGCCTGGCACTATGTCGGTTCATGCAACTGGCAGAGCTGTGGATTTGTCGTATCGCAAGTCGGAGAAACATCCAAAAGCAGGACGCCTAAATGCTCGCTCGTTTATTGACGTTGTTGTGGCAAACGCGAACACTCTTGGCGTGCAAATGATCATTGACTATTTTCCAAAAGAGTTTGGGCGCGCATGGCGTTGCGATCGTCAAGCATGGCTTAAGTACAGCAAGCCAACAGTCTCAGGTGCACCCGGTGGCGACTGGTTTCACATTGAGATATCCCCACAAGCAGCTGACTCGGTGATCTGGGTTAAAGCCGCATTCTTAAAGGTGTTCGGAGAAATCCCACCGAAGGCTTGATTTATCCTCTAAGGTCAAAGCACCGACAAAAGGACAGGCAATGACTGACCCGCAGATAGTTGACTACAGCGTCTATACAGGAGTGATGGACAACGGCCAAGAAATCTTGGTTCAGATATTTTCCAGCCCAGAGTCGGGCAAGTTCCTAATGGGACAAATCGCATTCAGAACGGCCGCATCCAGTTGGGGCGTGCCCATACCTTTGGAGAAACGATGAACTACTTTGCAGAAAAAATCATAGGGCTAGTACTTTGTACCGTCTTTGGCTTTACGGTCGCTGTAGGCGCTCCTGACGCGTCTGGTAGCCCGTCCAGCACCACCCCAGTAGCACGGGATTACATCATTGAGCCGACCACGACTACTAGTTCCACGATTTACATTGACCCGTACACCTCGGCCTGTGAGCAGTTCAGCGCGCTTGCCGTCAACCTCGGCTGGCCTGCCGATCAGCGCACCGTGCTCGAATCCATTATGTGGCGCGAATCCAATTGCACACCAAACGCAGTCAACAGCAAAGACCCAAACGGTGGCTCACGCGGACTCATGCAAATCAACGGCTTTTGGACACCATGGCTAACCGATGCCGGCATTATCACTAGCGCAGAAAACTTGTTACAGGCTGATGTTAATTTGCGCGCAGCGTTAGCGATTTACAACTACGGCGTTGACAAACACGGTTACGGCTGGGGGCCATGGAGTGCAACTAAATGAGTGAAGGCTGTGCATGGAATCAAGGCGAACTTACTGAAGAAACCCGACAAATGGTATTGGAGCAAGCAATGACAACAAGACACGACATGGCAATCTTTGATCTGATTAACCAGATCGCTGACACAAGCACAAACCCACACGCAAGCATCATCCGCCGTTTGCGCGCAATGAAAAACTCGCTATCACTAGAAGAACCGATGCCACTTCACGATGTGACTACACTCGATCTAGCAATCAAAGCACTACAAGCACATTCCTAACCGACGAGGGAGATTCCGACAATGAAAACCTGCACGATCTGCAAAGAAACCATCGCCTACCCAGACATTCAAGGCAAAACACATTTCGTATGTGACGGCCGTGTGCCGGCAAGAAAACAAGCGCCATTCATCCAAGGGATGTTGGCGTCACAGTCGTCTGCTGATGCGCGTTGGACAAAACCTGAACAAAACCAAGTTGACGCCGCGATCTTGCACGTTGCGCGCACTAAAGGGTTCTTTACATCTGACGACATTTGGAAGCACCTGGGCGATCAATTCCCTGTTACCAAGGGCATCGCTGGACGGCTGAATGCAGCTGCGCGTCGTGGCATTATCCGCAACACAGGCGAACTGGCATACGCACAGCGCGGTGGCGCGCATGACCATGCACAGCGTCTAAGCGTCTGGGCAGGCATCTAATGGGATTTGATCTAAGCAACTACGAGACAGTCGAGCAACGCCTTGTGCGTTGGTGGGCTGCATACCCGAACGGGCGCGTGTACACGATGATGATGAACTACACAGGCGACGCTTGCGTGTTCTACTGCGAACTGTACGCAGACAAGGACGACAAGGTTCCAGTCGCTACGGGCTACGCAGAAGAAATCAAATCTGAGCGCGGCGTCAACGCAACTTCATTTGTAGAGAACTGCGAGACGAGCGCCATTGGTCGCGCCATTGCTAACTGCCCACTACAAGCGCCAGCATCGGGCCCTAGGCCGTCGCGTAATGAGATGCAAAAGGTTGAGCGTCTAACCACACCACCACAGCCACAAGTGCACGTTCCCTCTGGTGCATTCGCCACGCCTAAGCAGATCGGCTACATTAAGAAACTTGCTAAAGACGCCAACATGGATGACCTGCGCCTATTGGAGTTCATTCACCGCGAACTGGACGATGACAGCGCCGTTCTTGAGCTGCTTAAATCGCATGAAGCATCCAAGATCATTGAGCGACTTAAATGATCGCATTGGTTGGCGCATGGCTATCAGGGTTCTTAAGTGCATACGCATTGGGCGTGTTCTTAGAAAGGAAATCACATGACATTGGATGAACTAATCACAAACATTGAGCGCTTACAGACCGTTTACAACTCAATGGTTGACCCAGAGCAACACGAAGCAAGGCAATACGTGCGTTGGGCAATTAAGCAACTTGCAGACAAGACGTACATGGCATCGCTCTGATGAAGTTAGACCCAAAGATTAGCGAAGCCGACTTCAAGGACATGGTGGTCAGCATCGCAAAGCGTTACGGCTGGTTAGTGCATCATGATCTGCCGGCACAGAACA